GGCCTCGACATGCACGCATAGCGCCACTCGTCCGCGGCATGATCTTCGCCCTCGGTATTCACGTCTTCCATCTTGGTTACGTCGTGTTGGAGGGCTGGGATAGTGCGGATACTTGCCGCGCACGTGGCGAAGCAATAGATCATAGGCAGCTCGTCGAACCCAACGAGCCGCGCACGCATCTGATCCCAGCCCCCCATCGAGCCCCGCTGGGGGACCCGAGCGTTGTCCGCCGCGTGGAAGGGCCGCCGCTTATGCCTGATAAGGACCTTGTTCATGCGTTCCGCTATGGAGGGGCCCCCATCTTCCCTGAAGCAGGCCGGGTCGAGCACCCCATAGCGCAAGGTCTCCTGGTCCTCGCGCTCTGAGATGCCTTCTGCTACCTCTTCTGCGGTCATTTTCAGGCCGATGTTGATCGAGGCCGCACCATACCACTCCCTATACCGCACAATAGCGCCGCGTGGGAGCACTCTCCCATCAGGGACCTTATAATCATCGCTGACAATAGCCCACCAGCCAACGCTGAAGGGTCGGGCTGATCCCCAGTCCATCGACCTAAAACGCGCCCATTCTCGTGGAATACTAAATGGGTCTGTGACATGTTTATCGTATCTCCAGCAATCAAAATACGCGCCCTCGATTACGGTCCAGTCTCCTTCGAGCCACGCTCGGACCATGGAGTCGCTGGACAGTCCTCTTAACCTGTCCGCGTAGGTCGGGTCCGAGGCAAGGAGAATTTTGTTATCTCGGAGTTTCGCCGGGATAAATAGTCGTCGGTGCTTGGTGACTGGGTCGAGTATGGGCTCATAACCTCCAGGCGCAGGATCGACAAAGTAGGCCTTGACCCAGTGGTGACCGACACCTCCCGGATTTGCGGCAGCTCGTATTCGCTTGGTATGGATATTGTGAGCCGACCGCAGGCGGGCTCGTAGGAAACGGTAGCCGTAATCGGTAGGCCACTGGGTAAGCTCATCCCAGCCGATCCATGTGTAAGCGTGTCCCTGGTATCGTGTGGCATCGTGGTCCCTCTCTATGTACCGCATCCTGAGGCTGGCCCCGTTGGCCCAGGACCAGGTTTTGGCCTGCTCGTGCCAAGAGCCTCCTGAGATCGGGAATATCTCTCGAGCGCGGCGTAGTAAGTCCTCGAGTTCGTTGTAAGTTCTGCGGAATACCACTCCCTGCCAGTACTGACCGTAAGTTGGTACATCTTGAAGAAAATCGCCGAGGAGAAAGTCACTTTTGCCCCCTCCCGCCGCGCCCCCATAGAAGAGTTCGGGGCACCAGTCGGCCGTGATCGCGTCAGTTTGCGGGCCGGGCTGAGGGCTCCACGCGACCCCGGTCGGGCTCTCCTCTGGGCGGACCTTGGGCCTCATGGGCTCACTGTCCAGCCCCCGCACCAGTCCGTTGGCGCGGGCGAGGGCCACATAGTCGCGGGATACGCGAGCGCGCTCAGCTGGGAGAGGATCAGGTAGGGCGGGCCCTTCCGACAATTTCCAGCCATGTAGAAGGCGCACGTCGAGCAGGATTGACCACTGGGCGGTCTAATAGGCATTAGTTTAGCCCTTTCCGGTCGTGGACCACCTCTACCTCACTTTCCGCACTGGACCCCGCCCCGAGTTCCTTGGCTCGCCGCTCTTTCCACTGATCGAAGTTTTCCCGGGGCGGCCGATCAATGAAGTCCCGGTCCATTTTCAGGGTGACCTCTTGGCCGGGGCCGTGCCCTGTGCGGTCTGCGAAGGTCTTTACCACGTCGATTAGCAGGGGAATGCTGAATGTCTCTGGGTTGTCGTGCAACCGCTCTTGCAAGAGCTCGATCGCGTCGAGGGACATGTTGTTCATCCGCTCGGCCAGATCGGCGAAGATGCTCTTTGCCTCTGCGCGATAGTCCTCTACTAGGGCCGCGAATGCGGCGTCGTTGAGTAGGGTCGAGATCCTGGACTGATTGTACCCAGTAACCAGAGCCGCCTGGGACTGTTTCATGCCCGTGGCGAGGCACTTCGCGAGGGAGTGGTGCGAGGCGTGGATACGGACGAGGGACTTGGGCTTCGTGCCGCGGTTAGTCGCGAGCGCCGCGATGTCGGCCTCGGTTAGGTCGCGGGCGTGCTCGATGAACAGGGGGCGGGGCACGTTCCCCATGAGGCGGGGGCCGGTCGAGGTGTCTAAATCGTCGATGAAGTCATCCATATGGCTGGTCCTGTGATCGACGCAGTCCGGCCGCGCGCGAGTAGTGTGCGCCCCTCTCGGATAGTAGTCAAGTAGATTGTGGTATGGCTGTTTCGGAACCAGCCGTCGGACCATACATATGGCTCTTTGCCGCGTCGGCTCCCCGACATAAGGGGCGGAGGCCCCGAGCCGTATCGAAACATTTTATTCTGATATGGCGGGGTCACTCGATATGGCCATTCCCCCTCGGTATTCTGGCGGGGCTGAAGCGCCCAGCAATAAAAGTTCTTTTTTTAGCCCCCCGGCCTCTTTATGTTTCAATATTCGAGCCTGGTGCGCAACAAACAGCATGCATATATGCATACGTAACAATAGTGCTCGATGTGTATGATAACAGCACTATTATTTCTTTTTAGTCCACTCATACGCAACATAAGTGTGTCATGCATTATTGCATGACTCATCACGTTATTGTGATCACAGTCGAACCATATCGAGTTGACATGATCCCCCGTTGTGGTACTGTGTTCATACCGGATGGACATGGAGTCCGACGGGCCAACAAGGAGAGTCACGATGGAATACCTTTATCAGTGCAAAAAGAATGGACTCGAGTACCTCTACACGACTACCGTCGAGTTCACCGAACCCCAAGATGCCTACGCGTGGCGCCGCGGAGTCCGGGAATATGCCGATAACTATCATGCCTCGATCACGCGCAAGGGCTGGGAGGGCACGGACGCGGAGTTCGCCGAGGAGATCGACAAGTATTGCACCGAAGCGCGCGACAGGTTCCACGCGGGCGACGTCCCCGGGGAACGTGTCTCCGCCGATCCCAAGGCCATGACCGAGAAACTCGCGAAGCGGTTCAATGTCGATCCCGCGACCCTGATGGCCTTCCTCGAGTCCCAGGCCGCGCAAGGCCGCGCAGCGTAACGAAACCTGGGGGCGCAAATGCCCCCTCCTTTTCGCGGGAGTCCACGGCAATGGAACTCTATGTCGGCCTGTCGATCCTGACCACACTGCTGGTTTTAGCGCTGCATATCTGGATGTGGAGTTGGGGGGCCTAGTGCCCCCTTTTTTTCTCTATTTTTTGAGTAGTTTTTAGAGTGTTTCCAGGGGCATGAAATCCCATTTCTCGCGGTTTCTCGCGGGTTTCTCGTGTGAGGTGCGTGTGGTGTGTGGGGGACAGGGTGTCCAATGCCCACCCCCTCGCAGACGGACCATACCGCCATACCCAGATTTTGGGCGCCAGTAAGCGCAGTTTTGCCTTCCAAAAACTCGATTTTCTTTCTTTACTATCACATATATATATATACTATAACCCCCTATTCATTCGAGTTTTCGATTTTGCCTAGTGGGGGAGCCATACATACATCACGACGGCGCGACTATATGTCGCATACACACCGCCCCCCAGTCCCTTGACACACACCCACCACACATGATAAGCTCGTCGCGCCCGGGGCAAGGCCCCGACATCACAGGAGTCAACACTATGATCCACGACGAGGGAAAGCTACTGCAAGATGCTATGGAAAACATGCCATGCGAATTGAAGTGTGCATCCTATAACGACGCGATAAGTCTGCAGGCCCGATTAAACCGTTACATCCGCAGCTTGAAAGACGCTTATCGCGACAGGATAAATCCCTACGAGTCCGTAGAGATAATGCTAATTAAACCAAAAACTCTTCGTTTCGAGCGACACGAGGAGCACAAACTTACTTCGGTAAAAACTTGAACAAACATACGTATCGAACACAAAAACGCCATAATTCCGCCATAATCGGGGCGTACCATGGACTCGGCCGCGCAGCCCATCACCAGTTCCCCGACGCGCGGCCACTCGGGGACTGGCAACCAGGAGACCAATCCAATGACTAACGCATCCCTATTCGATCACGTCATGCGCGCCCTCTGGGGCGATACCGAGGCCAATTCCGACTTCATCGTCAAGTGCAT